CTTTCTCTAAGCAATACCCGCCCCGGCTTGCACCGGGGCGGACTCTGCACAGTTGAACGGCGGGCGGTTACCGGTCGACCCGGGCGGCGGCGCTGTAGACCACCATCGAGGTGAACGCCTTCTTCAGTTCGGTCGGCGTGTGCACCACGATGAACTGGTCACCGTAGGCTTCCTTCTTGCCCGTGAAGCGCCCGTTCGCGTCGCGCTGGTCCTGCAGCTGCCCCATCGTCCAGGGCTTGAGCATCCGGAAGCGCGTGGTACCGCGCTCGCAGACGATCACGCGCTGGTCGCCCATGGCCAGCCCCGGCGCGTAGCTGCGGAAGGCAGGGACGTCCTTGATGCGGCCGAGGTTGCCGTCCACCAGGAGATCCGTGCCCGGGCGCTTGAAGTTGGCGCTGAATTGCCGGGCCTGCTCGATCTGGGTACGCAGCGTCCCGCTCATGATGGCGAGGTTGGCCATGTAGGCCCGGTCCTCGACGATCGCCTTGCGCAGGCCGAAGCGATACAGGAAGTCGTCGTATTTCTCGTCCGTCTTGAGCGCGCCGAGGTCGCTGTCCCACTTGTACACGTTAGTCGTGTAGTTGTAGGAGCAGAGGATCGCGTGCGCGTTGGTCACGTTGGACGGCGCTCCGAGCTCGGTGACGAAGTGGATCTCGCCCAGGTTGTAGTCCATGTACCAGTAGAGGCCGGGCGCCTGCAGGTTGGTAAAGTCGTACTCCGTGCGGGTCACGGCGTTGGTCTTGACCGTGATCGGATACAAGGTCGCGCCGACCTGGACACCCTGGAGGTCGAAAACTTTCTTCGGCCGCACCACCGGGAAGTTGTTGGTGATATAGATCGACTTCGTTCCGTCGCCCGTCGCCACCGCCTCGTCCACCACTGCGGTATTGGCGAACTGATCGGCCGCGTTGAGGTGCTCGTTGAAGATGATCTGCTCGCCGTCCTCGCCGACGATCCGCACCGCGTTGTTGGCGTTGTCAGCGAGAATGTCGAAGCTCAACACGCCGTTGGCCACCAGGTAGCGCATTTCATCCGACACCTCGAAGGCGAGCTTCTGCGGGATCGGACGGGCTTCTTCCATGGTCTGCTTCACGCCGGCGCGCCGGATCGCCTGGCCTTCATAGGTGCGCGTCTGCGCCACGCCCGCCGCGGCGGTGTCGCGGAAGGAATACGGGATCTGGATCACCGTGGTGAACTTGTCCGTGCCGACGTCGCACAGGCCCAGGCCCACCAGCTGGATGAGCGCTTCGCGCAGCACCGTGCGCTCGTAGATCGCCGGGATCGCGACGTCCGAGATGATGCCGTCGCCGGCGGCGAGCTTCTTCATGCTCTCGTACTCGGCGTGCAGCCGGCGCGCGTGCTGGGCGTCGTAGAGGGCGAGCGAGGCCTCGACCAGCGCCTTATTGCCTTCGATCGGAGCGCCGTCGGAGAGCCGATAACGGTTGTGTTTGGGCATGCGGTCCAGCCGCTTGTCCACTTCGGCCTGCAGCGCCTTGATCTCGTTCGATCCGTCCAGGGTGATGCGAACGTCGCCCTGTGGCCACTGATAGCCGCGGCCGCCGAGCTGGCGCGCCGCCACGGTGCGATTGCCTGAGACGATCTGCACGTTGGCGAGCTTCTTCACCTGATCTTCTGTCATCTGCGCCGAGACCAGGTCCTTGGCCGATTCGGTCAGCTCTTTCTTGAGCTCGTCGTCGATTCCCTGAGCGGCCGTGATCGTGTCCGTCAGCAGCTTGACGTTTTTGGCGAGATCCTCCGTCAGCTTTTTCTCGGCGGTGGTGCGGGCCGTGGCCATATCCTCCATGAGCTTCTTCACGGCGGCCTCGTCCAGTCCGGCCTTGAAGCTGTCCGGAATCGCGAGCGTGATCTTCACGTCGGTGGCGCCGGCCGTCAGCTGCTCGGCGAGCTGCTTGCCCGAGACCTCGAAGGCCGCGATGAGCGCCTTGGCGGCGGTCTCGTCGGTGATCGGGCCGAGGGCCTTTTCAGCGGCGTCCGCGAGCGTCTTGACCAGGGCGTCGGCGAGCTTGAACGAGGCGAGCTTGGCCCGCAGGGCTTCCATCAGTTGCTTCCACATGGCTTGTTTCTCCTGAAAGAGTTGGATGGCGAGTTCGGGATGCAGCGCGGGCCCGTTGGGCTCGGCAAGCTGCACGGGATCGAGGCCCTTGATGACCGGGCGAATCGTCAGGCCGGCTCCGAGCATCACGGCGCCGTGGCGCGCGCGCTTCTCGTTGTCCTGCCAGTTGTCGTGGTACTCGAGCGAGAAATACCGCATGCCGAGCTGCTTCACGGCGTTCAAGCCGTAGAGCGTCCACTCCAGGAGCGCGCGCAGCTTGTTGCCCTCGACGGCCAGCTTCAGGACCCGCGCCGCCGCGCCCTTGGAGGGCTCGTGGCCTACGTCGATGAATACATCCTGGCCGTACACGCCCTTCTCGAAGTTCGAGACCATTTCCAGCAGCATCGGCCGCGTGATGTCGAACTCGCCGTAACGTGGATCGTGAAACGTGCCCGTCCGGGTCAGCGTTTCCCACGTCTGCGGCTTGTCCCCGTCCAGGGACAGGTTCTTGATCGCGGATGAGATGCAGCGGTGAACTCCCTCCGGGAGTCCGCCCTCGAGCTTGAAGTGCCGCCCCTCAGTTTCCACTGCGGGGGCAGCGCAGGACGGCGCCATGAGGGCGCCGAGGCAGGCAACAGCAATCAGCTTCCGATTCATCATTACCTCGACGGGCGCAATGCCCGACGTGGCGGATGATCGGATTTAGGTCAAGCGGAAAACAGGGGGGGACTTTGGCGAGGCGGGACTACGATTGCGGCGCCGGGATTTTCAACGGCTCGAAGCGTATGCCATTGTCACCCGGGTAAGGCTGGGTGTGATCGTGCTCACCCGCGAAGATGGGATCGGGGATCCCCTTCGGAAACGCCGCGCACTCACCGAACAGGCGGTAGTGCGCGCACCGGGTGCATTGGGCGGATTGAGGCATCATTTCACCTTGGCAACGGCAGCATCATACGCCTGCAGGATCTTCTCCGGGACCTCGCCGCGCCGTCTGTCCGCGATCAGGGCCGTGACCTCGGCGAAGAGCTCGGAATCGTTCTTCGTCGCATAGTCCGATACCTTGATGCGATCAATCCGCATGACCTTCCGCCGGCTGAGTTCCTCCACCCACGTCAACATCACGTCCGCGCGCGAGTAGTACAGCGCGTGGCCGGATTCGTGAGCCGCCACCACGAAAAGAGGATCCTCGGCATCTCCCGATGCCGCCCATCGCTTATTGGCGCGAATGGTGGCAAGCCGGGTTTCGAGATCTCGCCGGCTGGACTCCGACCGCTCCGTCTCCAGCAATGCCTCGACCTGCCGGCGTTGTTCCGTATTCCGCAGATCATTCATCGCCTGCAGCCGCCGCTCGGTGGTGGACGCGCTCGCGGCGTAGTTCTTCTGGATGCGCAGCGAGTCGTTCAGCCCAGGCTGATGCCCGAATCGGTAGTGGGTATACAGCCCGAAGGCATCCTCGCCCTTACTGGTCCACCCCAGGGTGCCGACTCTGAAGCCATACGGCCCCAGCACCGCCTGCAGGCCCGCGGCAATCGACTTCGCCTGGTCGAGGGTGATCCCGGGAAAACGCAACTTGGCAGCCAGGCCCTTGAGTGCGGCGGTCGCCACCGGCAATCGCTGCGCCTTCTCGATCGCCGGACGCGGCGATCGCGGCAATGGCGTGACCACCTTGCGGTCGCCGGCGCGGATCTTCACCGCCTTCCACGGGGCCCGGATCATGCCTTGCTTCAGGTCGCCATCCTTGTAGACCTGATTTTTTTTCTTGCCCAGCACGCCGACGCGCTGCTCGGGCTTGAGCCGCGCCAGAGCCTGCATCGGCGTTTCCTTGCCCTGGCGGTCGGCGTCGGTGATCTCGTCCTGGAACTTGATCACCACGAAGGAAAGCGTGTTCGGGTGTGCAGGCCACGGCAGCGTTTCCCGGTCGGGATAGCAGCCCGCGCCCAGGCCGTACAGGTTCTGCGTCGAGAGCAGGTCGCAGATATCGGGCTTCGGATGCGCCGGCGACAGCAGGTACTGCCATGCCCCGAAATCGGGATGATCGTCACCGGAGAGCATATAGGCCTCGCCGTGGGCCCGGTTGAGCTCGGTGCGCATGATGCGTTGCGCGTTGTAGAGCGCGCCGCCCTCCTGGTCAGCCAGCATCCGTTCCTGCACCGCCTTGCTGATACCGGCCGCGCTGGCGGCCTTGATCTTGGCCTGAACGTCAGCCGGCACGCCGGCGCCGGTCGCCAGCAAATCGAGCGCAGCACGGCTGGCTCCATGCCCCTGGATCACCGCCTGCTCGATCGTGTTCACGATTGCGTCGCGTGTGCCGCGGTCGAGACGCCAGAGCCGGTCGGAGAGCTGCAGGCCGTCCGCGGCGATGAAGTTGCGCACGAAAGTCAGCGCCTCATTGGCGATCGCCATGGATCCGGGCGTGGATACGACGGCCTCGACGCCGGCGGCCGCCGTGAACGGCCGGGTGCCGAGCTGGGCCGCCTTGACCAGGTTGCCTTCGAGCATCGCATCACGGGCCTGGCCGAGATCCCGCAGCCGCCCTTCCACTTGCGCCAGCGCGCTGCGCATCTCCTGCAGGGCAAGATTCCCGTCCGGGCCCGCGTGCGACTGGATCCGGTCAGTCAGGTCAGCCGCCGCCTGGCGGTAGATCCGCTGCAGATCCTGCAGCGCTGCGGCGTCGAGCTGCTCGATGTCCTTGTGAGCTGCAAAGGTGGCGCGGCGGATCGCCGCGGCTTCAGCCGTGCTGGGCATCAGTCACGGTGAACCGCCGGTAGATCCGGCAATGCAACGGTTTGGCCGCTGAATCGGTGCGTGCAGTCTCCGCAGAATTCGATCACTCCAGCACGAATGAAGTAATGGCATCGGCCAGATTCACCGGGATACTCGTCCACGAATGACGGGTCGGCGTACTTGCCCCAGGTGTGATTGACGCTCGGCTCAAACGTGGGCCGCTCCACGTCGCCGTTGAATTTCCACATCACTCTATAGTTGGACGTGTAGATGACATGCATGTGCTCGCAGCCAGGGCACCAGTGCGAATAGCCGACGTGAACGCCCTTGGCGTCCCCCACGGACCTCAACTTTCTGCTGACCTGAGCCATCAGCGATTCCTGATCGCCGTGCCGCTCTCACCCTTGCGCTGGTTTCCCGGCGTGATGCTGACACGACCGTTGCCGGCGGGCGTGATGCCGGCATCGTCCGGATAGGGATCGAAGTTTTCCCGCTCCCATTCGATGCGCTCGCGCACGTACGCAGCGTTGTAGCCCATCTCCTCCCACAGCATGCCGAAGGGCAGCCCCAGCGCCTGCAGCTTGAGCGCGCGATCGGCGGCCTGGTTCGGCGTCTCGGTGCGCCGCTCGGCGTAGGCGATGCAGAAATCCTCGGCCTCCGGATTGATGCCCTTGAGCAGGAGCTGCAGGCGAAACGACGCCTCGTAAAGAAAAGCGAGCGTGTCCTGGAGGTCGTCGATCTCCTCGTAGTAATCGCGCTTCATGTCCTCGAGGATGTCGCGTGCGAGAGCGTCCGTATAGCCCATGAGGCCCTTCGGCACCGGCGTCCCGGAGAAAAATGAATCCAGCAGAAGCGAGATGTCCTTGATCTGGTCCAGATTCGCATCGCCCTGAATCGCGTTTACGCCGCCTTCTCTGTTCGTGTAGTAGTTGGTGGTGATGTGGTTCTGGTCCTTTTCATCTTGTGCCCGGTATTCCTCGAGCTCGGGACTTGTCGCCCCCTTGAGGACGTGCTGTACGCGAAGCGGCGCCCGCACGCGCCGGCGGATGACCAGGTCCTCCTCGGTCATTCTCAGCTTCTGCCAGGTGGTGCGAGACGCATCCAGCAGCGGGCGTCCGAGCGCGCCCATGTCGTCGAAGTTGTCCGGGTCGAAGCGCGCCACCGTCATCTGCCACAGCGCGAAGTCGGCGCGCACGGCGCCGGTGAGGATGTCGAACTGGCTGTAGGCCCTGGCTACGTCCTTGAACTGGCCGTGTTGATTCACATTCGGAAGAATGGTCTCGGAGGGCATGCGCACGCCGGCGATGACGTTGAATTGCTTGTCCATCACCCATTGCATCGGCAGATTCCCCTCCATCACGAAGCCGCGCGCGTCTGACTTGAGTTTTTCGCGGCGGTCGAGCTGCAGGCGCTTGCCGAAGGCCTGCCATTCCTTCGCGAGCGTCTTGTTCTCCGTCGCCTGCTGCAGCAGCAGCCCGCCCTTGATCACGTCCCGCGCAATCCGTGAATGCACGCGCTTGACCCGTCCATCGAGGCGATCGGCTTCACGCACGTCGAGAATCGCCTGGCGCAGGTCCGGATCCACCCACATCTGGCGATACATGTACTTGAGCTCGTTCTCCGGTGTCGCGCGCACACCGATTTCGCTTCCCCGGTTGGCGATCGAGGCCTGCTCGTTGGGCAGTGTCGCCGGCGGCTTGATTTTGAACATGCGTTGCAGGAGGGTCATGCCTTATGCTCCTTTGGCTTGAGTTCGATGCGGTCCGCCGAGATGCTGTTGTCCGTTCGCGGTGGCCCTACGTAGCTCACGTCGCGCCAGCCTTCGATCAACCCGGCGGCGATCAGGTCCCGGATCCACGGCAGCGCTTCCGGGATCTGCTGGTGCACGGCCGCGCGCATGGCCTCCGCTCGAGCCTGAGCGCGCCGGTCGAGCTGTATCCTGACGGTGGCACCGTTCACGCAGCCGCCCGCTGCGGCAAAGCAAGCTGTTGGCCGAGCAGCTGCTCGCGGGTCTGGGTGCGGCTGAGGATCACGCCCGGGACGAGCTCCGAGCCGCGGCTGATCAGCGCCCAGGTCGCCGCCATCGCCGCGTCGAAAAGGTCATCGCCGATCTTCGGGTCGGCCATCTTGTAGCTGTCGTAACTCCCGCGCATGCCGGAGGTCGCGTTCTTCTCCGGCTTGATGTTGCCGAGCTGGCGCACCAGCAACGCGAGGTCCCCGGCGACGCCGGCGAGCTCGTTGAGGGCCATCGGCATGACAATCGTTCCGGTGGAGCCGTCGATCGCCGGGAATGCCTCCTCGATATAGGGCAGCGCGGCACGGCCGTTGTGGAAGATGTTCCGCAGTCCGGTCGCCATTGAGTGCTTGGTCATGCCCTCGAATCGCAGCGGCGCGAATGCCCAGTCCGGCCAGTTGGTGGCGTTGCTCTCTCCATTGCCCACCGTGCGCCGGTCTATCGTGGTGAGCCCGCCGCGGTAGAGGCGGTCGTTGAGGCCGGTCAGCATGCCGACCCCGTACGCATCCCCGATCGCCGCGTCCGGCATGAAATAGTCCCAGATCGAATACAGGTCGAGTTCGAGGTCCTTGTCGTCGGTCCCGGGCTTCCACGTCCGCGCGTACGGATAGGTCACGTAATTGCCGATCTGCTCGGACACCACCGCGGCGCTCTTCGAGGCGGTACCGCTCTCGCCGTGGCCGGTGTGGTCGTAGCCGATGGTGATCAATCCCCTTTTCTTGTACTTGCGGCCGGGCAGCGGCTCCGCCAGCTCGATCCCGGCCTGCAGCCCCACCGCCATGGAGCGGCGGATCCAGATCTCCCAGATCAGGTTGCGCGCCGCCACGTTGAGGCAAAGGAATTGCCTGATGTATTCCGCTTCCGGGAGATCCGAGGCCTGCCGCGCGCGCCAGGCCTCGGTGATGATGCCCAGCTCGATGCCCAGGTAGGCATCCACGATCGGCAGCACGTGATAATTACTACCGTCTACCAGGCGCTGCAGCGTGTCCGCGCCCTTGAATACGCCGGTGATGCGGATCTCCGGCTCGATCACCACGTCCGCGCCCAGGCGCTGCGTCGCGCCGAGCATGGGCAGGAACTTCGTGAAAAGGCGGTCCGCCGGCATGTCGTCCACCTCCTCCAGGCTGGCGATCGCCAGCGAGTCGCCGTCCACCTGGGCCATGATCCCGTAGATTTTCGCTACGGAATTGTTGACGAATTCGTACTTCGTTTCTGAGAGCTGCTGCCGGCCGGACTTGTACGCGATGTAGGACTTCAGCATGTCCGAGCGCCGGATCGCCTCGAGGTGATACAGCAGGTTGTTCTGCGACTGGCGCTCGCGCGGCGCGACGATGCCGAGCTCGTGATATGGCCCCGTGGCCAGGCGCTCCAGGTTGTAGAGTTCCTTCACCGAGGTTTTGCGCGTGCGCCGGCAGGAGAAGTCGAGCGTGTTCTTGTGCCGGTCCATCTCCATCATCTTCAGGACCTGCATGGGATCCAGGTTGACGTTGTGTACGTGCTTGTGCCAGAGCGCGTGCGGCCGGCAGCCGGTGTCCGGGTCAGGCTTCGCGTACTTCATGATCGCCTGCTCGGCGCGGCTGGCGATCTGGATCCGCTCCCTGCCGCTGATGCGTGGCTGCACGGAACCTAGCCCTCGCTCTGGTTATGCTCGATCAGCACGGGATCCCGCCCGCGCTTGTCGAGCGCGCGCTGCATCATGTCCTTCAGCGCGTCCTGGGATTGCTGCGTCTGCCGCATGAAGTCGCCGATCAGCTGGCGCCCTTCCTTCTGGGACTCGAGGCGGCCCAGCTCCTCGTGCTCGAGCTCGATCACCTTGGTGGTCATGCCCATGTCGCCGAGGGTCAGGTTATTGCGCGAGAGCAGCTCCTCGAGCGGCTTGAACAAAGGATGGGCCTGGACGTTGTAGATAATCTTTTTATCGCCGGTGACGTCGTCCGTATATTCGGCGAGGCGCATCGTGCCCTCGTCGGTGTAATACTCCGGCGTCGTCAGCTTCGGCCCGTCGGCGATGATGATCTGGATGATGTGCTGCACCAGGGCCGTCACCGCGGCCTGATCACCAAGAAGGACCGGCACGACCACGATCGTTCGAGCTTCAGCCGGTACGCCTTTGGACAAATCTATGTTTGGCAGTAAGCGCGGCTCAAAGGTGTTTGTGACGTCCCAGTTGATGATGCTCAAGGCCAAATCGCTGGCTGGAATCAGGGAAACCAGCAACACGACCGCGACCATGACGATGCTCGGCTGATCATGCCACGCGGTGATCACCGCGAGACCGGAGATCATCGCCATCAACAGGACCAGAGTCCCCATGTAAACGACGGTCGCATGTCGTTCAACCATTCGGCGCACCCGTTCGCCGAGTCTGGGGCGATAGCCGACTTCCGCCTCCAGGCGAGCAACTCCTCCAGCGACCAGGAAGTAACCAACGTGCGTATGTG